CCTCTGGTCTTTGGGTGGCACGTATTCTTTCGTATACATCAGCTTCCCTTTGACCCATAGGAGCCATAAGCCCTGTGAGAGCGCCTGATAAGCCTCCTAACGCCTGTCCAGTGATACCTGATACATCTGGTATACCTGCACCAAAACCTCCTGTAGTAGGGGCCATAGGAGCTTGTGGGGGCTGTTGGCCGAATTGTCTTCGGCGAGAAGCCTCTGCAGTATTGTTGTCACCAGAAACTGATAATGGCTGTTGGCCTAAAGCTCTTGCAGCCATTGCTTCTTCTGGTGACATAGAAGTCTGAAAGGCTGTCATAGGTGGTAGTGGTACAGGCCCATAAGAAAACCTATTAGGAGCTTCGCCGCCACCCATGCCACCAAGCAAGCCACTAGTAATAGCCTGTAGCTGCTGTTGTTGTGCAGCTTGTGCAGGAGACAATGAAGTAGTAAAGCCACCTTCAGGTGTTGCTTGAATACCACCAAAGCCAGTAGAGACAGTGAAGGGTCTAAAGGCACTAGCTTCCTGTGCTTCCCTACCTATCCTAGCTTGCTCTGCTGCTGACCTTTGTGCAATGTCAGTGATCTTGTTAAGTTCATCAATGCTTAGACCAGCACCAATTAACTGACCACCTGTGCCACCAAGAAAGCCACCTATGGCTCCTCCAAGGTTATCTAGGTCTCCTATTAGTTGGTCAAAGAAGGATGGGGGTTGGCCTATTTGTATAGTACTCATCTTTTATTCTCTTATGTCAATACTGTTGTTATTACAGAAGCCGCCCCTGTTACTACAACAGTAACAACAAGCCAAGCAAGACGCTCCCACTTGCGAGCATGGGCTACTGCCATTTCTCTAAGCTGCCGTAGCTCTGCCGTAGCTTCACCCCACCGCTCACCACATTCTTTCTCGTGTTGAGCAATCTTTTCTAGTGCTTCTAAAGCTAAGTCAAGTGTTTGCGTTTGCTCTTGTTTCATTACCAAGGCATTCCTGTAGAGGTTGTAGGTGTCTTTTGCTCTGCAATGTTAGCAGTCAAGCCAGCTTCGATAGCGTCTTGATCTACTTCTGCTTGAACCCAGCCAAGTACTGTAGCCTCGTCAAGAGAGTCATAAGCAACAAAGTCTTCAGCGTCAGGGTCTGGGGTAAACCCACAAGTGCCATATGAAGATGCTGAGTAAGTTACGTCACCTACAGTTTCTTCTTCAATTACTCGCCAGTGTGCAACGATTACGCCGCCGTCTGCCGTGTTTCTTTCTAGTTGTGAAATAGTCCATGTAGCCATTAGTTATTCTCCAGTTGTTGTACGCGAGCGCGTAGGGATTGAATTTCTTTAACGAGCATTGGGACTAGCTTGGAATAATCCACGCCCATCATTTCTTCAGGATCTTCTGGTGCTGATACAGCCTCTGGTGCAACAGTCTGTAGCTCTTGAGCAACCATGCCGTAGTCTTGATGTGCCCCATCAGCAATCCAGTCAAACTTGCGTACTTGGATAGCGTCTACTTTGCTACCTGCATCATCAGCGTCTGCAATGTTTTCTTTGAGACGATAGTCTGATGAAGTGTTGTAAGCTGTTGTTGAACCATTTGTGCTAATGCTACCAACAACACTAGGAGATGCATTTGTCGTAAAATTTATAAGTGTTCTTGTTCCACTTCCAGCAGCATTCCAAAAGTTTGCACAAAATTGTCCAGTATTACCTGCATTTTTAAATGTAGCAGCAGGAACACTCCCATCACCAAAAACACTTAACTTACCATCTGTATAAGAACCAGTTGTAGTAGTACCCACCAACAAGTTGCCGCCTTCAAGGCGCATGATTTCATCATGAGTGCCGCTAGAGGAATTATCGACGAAGGTTAAACCGCCCGTAGTGCCTGCGCCTTTGTTGAAGACAATTAAACTTTCACCTGCACCATTTGAGTAATTCCATCCAAAATGTAAGCCTTGAGTGTCTGGTGCATTTGTATTGGCAACATTAGCTTTCGGATTTACGTATCCGTTTGCGGAAATGCGCATGCGTTCGCTGCCGCCTGCATTAATTGCTACATTGTTTACCCCAACTCCATAAATACCGTTAGTAAAACTGCCAATACCACCAGAAAAGAAAATCCCGCTTGTTGCATCAGTAAATAAGTTTCCAGTAGTAATATCTACATTGCCTGAGGAGTCGATGCGCATGCGTTCTGTGCCAGAGCCGTAAGTGCCACTATAAAAAGCAAAAGCATTACTGCTGTTAGCGCCTACATGCCAGTTACCCGCAGAAGATTTATATTGAGCAAACGCGTCTGTACTGTCTCCAAACTGTATAACAGGAGAGGCTACATCTAACTTGTAAGCAGGCGAACCACCAATACCAACATTCTCATTAGCATCAATAGTAATCGCCGTGGCATTGCCATTGTCTACAATGCTTGTACTCAGGAGTCCTCTGGATACTTTTGTTAAAGCCATTAGTTATTCTCCAGTTCTGTTATTCGTGCTTCAAGTTCTTGAATTGTTGCTACTAGAAGCGGCACAAGTTTGCTTTGGTCAATGCCTTGATACACTGCATTTCCATCATCATCTACAGCGTCCTTAGTGCCTGTGATTGCCTCTGGTACAATGTCTTGTACTTCATGTGCTAAGAAGCCATCAACAGTAACGTCAGCGTCAGCAATAAAATTAAAGCGTGAAGGGTTGAGTTGCTTGAGACGTTCTGTCGCACCTGTCATGGCTACCACGTTTTCCTTGAGGCGGTAGTCTGAGGAGGTGTTGTAGGCTGTTGTTGAGCCATTTGTCGTGATTGATCCTGTTGAAGTACCGCCGCCGCTAACATTAAAAGCAATATATGTTTGTGAGCCTGATCCTGCGTTAAAACAATTAAAAGTTGTATTTCCAGAAGAGGCTTGTACTTTTAATTTTGCATCTATTGATGTTGTAACGCCTATGCCTACGTCCCCGTCTGCGTCGATGCGCATGCGTTCTGTGTTGTTTACATAAAATGTTAATTCACCTTGAGTACCTGAAGGAGTGTTTGCTCCACTAGCGGTTCCAATTCTTGCAATTTTGCTCGCATCAACTATATCAGCAAAAAATCTGTATGCTCCTGTAGCAAAATTGGCGGATTGATTTGTAGCGTTTATAGAACCGTTGACTTCCAGTTTTTCAGTTAAGCTGCTAGTGCCAATCCCGACGCTGCCTTCCGCCGTCACTATGAGTTTTTGATTGTTAGCTGGCGTTACTACAAAATCATCGCTTACGAAGCCTATGAAATTGTTTGTTTCTGCTGAGTTTTTAAATTGCAAGTATTGATAGCTGGTCGTGCTTTCAAGAAGCGCGTTCAGCCCATTAGTAGTCTGTACAGTCAACCCATCAGCAGTCACATTACCCGTAACGTCTAAAGCACCGGGAGTCACAAGATCACCAGACAGCTTTGCAGATGTAACACTAGCATCAGCAGGTACATTTACAGCAGTAGGCTGGATAGTCATAGCTTCTACAGCAGAACCACTAGGAGGTGCAGTAGAGAATGTTAAAGTAGTGCCAGAGACACTATAGGTATCTTTGTTCTGATAGACACCATCAATGTACACTTGAGTATTATTTTCGTTAAGCGGATCATTGCTCAAGGTAAGCGTAGTATCACTACCATCACCTGTCATGGTATCTACAACTAGGTTAGATCCACCACCGCCACCAATGGCTCCCCAAGCATCTGTGTAGCCTTCAAACTGTGATAGTGTACTATTGTATCTAAAGTAACCAGCAGCAGGACTACCGGGTCTCTGTGCTGTAGTACCCACAGGAATATGAATGGAATCAGTAGCGGAACCAATATCTAAAGTTACATCAGGAGATGCGTTAAGAATACCTACACGATTGTTAGTAGAGTCTACTTTTAAGCTGTTAGTGTCTACTGTTACGTCACCAGAAACTGTTAAGCTACCTAAAGTACCAACGCTTGTAATGCTAGTCTGTGCAGCAGTAAGTACAGAGCCTGTTAAGTTACCAGTTACGTTACCTGTAACATCACCTGTAACATCGCCAGTTAGATTACCAGTAACATTGCCAGTCACATTACCCGTAAGATTACCTGTGACATTGCCTGTAATAGGTGCAGTAACACCAGCAAACGTAGGACTATCAGTAGTAGCAACACCTTGGTTCATTGCTTTGACTGAGGCTTCACTGGTTAGCTCACTGTCCATCAGAGCACCAGCAGCAGTTACGTTAGCTGTGTCTGTTACATCTGCACTGGCTTCTATGCCGTCAAGTTTGCTATGGTCAGCATCAGTAAAGGCATTAGTATCTGCATTGGACTCATAAGCAGTCTTAATTTCAGCAGCAGTCTGGTCAGCAGTAGCTCCTGATTCAATACCATCCAGTTTAGTACCGTCTGTAGCTACGTCACGTCCATCTATAAGGCCATCAGTAGTTAAGTTACCCGATACCACAGGGGTAGATAAAGTCTTGTTAGAGAGCGTCTGAGAGCCTGTGAGAGTTGCTACAGTGCTGTCAATAGCAAACGTAACAGCGTTACCAGAGCCGCTAGTGTCTACACCAGTGCCGCCAGTAAACGTAAGTGTCTCTGAGTCTAAGTCAATACTCAGGGCACCACCAGTATCTGCTTGGAAGTCTAAGTCCTGTGCAGTTACCTGAGAGTCTACATATGCTTTGACTGACTGTTGTGTAGGCAGTAGTGTTGCACTGTCGGATGCCATGTTGTCTTCATCGACAAAGGCAGTGATAGAGATAGAGCCATCTGACAGTGTTTCAAATGCAGTAGTACCTGTTAACGTAGAGTTATTAGAGTCTGCTTTAGTAGCTGATGCAGTTTCAATGTTATTAAACTCTGTATCAATCTCAGTACCTTTTACGATCTTTGCAGCATTACCTGAAGGCAGGGAATCTTTAGCCGCAAAGTTTGTAGTTTTTGTGTAGTTACTCATTAAATTGATCTACCTATAAGTGCTTCTATGTTCACATCTTGTATTGAGAATTGTTTGTCGTTAATTGTAGCCTCTAAACCAATGGTGACTACACGCCCTGACCCAGTTGTTTTAGTGGTTGCTTTATTTACAATAATAGATGCGTTGTACTGCGAGGTTGCTACGTTGTACTCAGAAATACCATACTCTGCAATAGACGCATCATCTACTGTCAACAGTTGTTTTGTGTACCCTTCTGTGTAGTCGTAACCCCAGTTTAGTAATAGCTTTGTAGCTTGTCCACCTACAATAGTAAATGTAATTTCTTTTAGTATCTTTAGTTTACTAGCGTCACCAAAAGAAAGTGCATTAGTAAAGTACTTCATTGTGTAAGTAGAGGTATCGTCTAGGAAACCTTCGTACTCACTAATGCCCTTAGAGCTACCAAAGTATACTTCATTGTCATCTGTAGTTGTAGCGCACAGTATGCCAGTAAAGGGCCATGTAGTTGCTCTATTTGCTCCGTTTTCTAGCTTGCCTCGCATATCAAAACAGAACACAAGATTATTAACTTCAGGCAAAATAAGAAGATAAAAAGCGTCTTCTTCACTGTAGACTGACTTGATGTTGCCTGTTTCTACCGATACAGCAGTCATCAATGTGTCTCTGACATTTACAGAAATGTCTCCAATAGGACTGGACTTTTCCTGTATTACTCTGCCTAAGCTACGTACACCAGAGTCAGACAAAAATATCAAGTCTGTACCTATAGACTGTACACTGTCTCTAGCTATACATCCTATACCTGTAATAGTGTCTGCTAATGTCATTGTAGATGGTGAACTTGCACCAGAGTACAATAGAATACTACGCTTGCCAAAGATGACTAAAAAGTCATTAAACTCCCTAAGTGCTACAATCTCATCGTAACCTGTAGGCCATACCGTAGTTACGTCTAGTGATCCTGATGACCCACCATGAAAGTCATCTCCATCTAGCAAGTCAGAAAAAAATAAAGTATAGTTATTACTTGCTACATCCGCTACAAAAAGTCTACCAAAAGCCGCCAGTACCTCGTTACCCGCTGGTGCTGCATGACCACCGTCTGCTACCGCTACAAGTGTTGTGCTACCCGCAACGCTTACTAATGCTGCGTGACCTCGCTGAAAGAAATAGATGTCATTGTTAAAACTAACAATCTTCCAATTGTTAGCAGTAATACTGTAGCCGCCGGGTAGTGTTACTTCAGTTAATGTAGTAGTCCCTGTAAATATCTTGTTGTTACCAGCAGAGAAGACTATTTTAGTTCCATCTCTTTTAACGTACTCAAAGATAGCCTCTATACCATCACTAGAACCCAAAGGCGTAGCACTGCTTGTGAGCTTCTTTAGACCTTTACGAGCACCAATACGTCCAAATTTATCTATTACTACATTCTCTGCAATAGCTGCAAATGTAGCGTCTTGAGCTACAGGAGACTCCTGTGTGTTAAGTCCCTTAAACCCCGGCGCAGCAATGTATATATGTTCTCTTTGCTGAGCCATTAGGGTACTCTGTAGATAAATTCTTCAGGATTCTTATAAGCATCTAGCGCAACAGCGTCCGACAAGTGCTTATCTGCAATCAAGAAGTAGTCTTGTGCAGTAGTGCCTCCTGTCTCTCCACGCTCTCTAGCCAGTAGTGCTACAGCATTGTGTACAATAGCATTCTTAGGCAGTACTGTAGTGTCCGTATCGTTAACTAGTTCATTCTCTCTTGCAATAAGGTCAAAGCGCAAAGAGTAAACTCCAGATGGCTTAGGGTACACACGTATCTTAGTGTCCTCGTTACTGTCTATGCCACTGAACGTATAGGAGTCTGGAGTGCCTGTGACTTCACCGGAGATATAATATGCGTTGTTAAACCAGTTAGGTGACTCATAGCGCATAAAAAAGTTTGATGTGTCGTTAATAGCACTATATATTTTAACACGTTCTCCAGCGTTTGTCAAGCTATATTCTGTAGTATTTTCAACAGTAGGTACAACTACAGTTGTGCGTAGTGCAGACCAGTCATGTGAATCCTCTACAACTCTCTTAGCATCATTTACAAAGTCACCTACCATTTTACTATAGGTGTTCTGTGTAATCGTAGATACTTCTTCTTCACGAAGCCGACGCAGTACCTCGTTTACTATTGTTAGATATTGCGTACTCATATGAATCCTCTAAATAACCCTTGTAGTGTAGGGGCTTGATAGCTTTCGTATTGTGGCGCTAGCTCTAGTAACTCAGGGGCTTGATATGTTTTTCTAAACTGATAGTCCTCAAAGTCAGGTGGTGTATAGCCTCCAGTGCCTCCAGCGCCTCCACCCATGCCAGCAAGAAGACCTAAGCCCAGCCCTGCACCTATGCCTGCACCGGCGCCTTGGCCTCTACCTGTGCCTAGCCCTTCGCCATATTGTGCTTCACCAAGAGCTTCACCGGCAGCTACAGCTTCTCCGTATCTAGCTTCTGCGGCTGCTGCATCTGCTTTTGCTTGTGCTTCTGCTGCTGCCCTAGCAGCTTCCGCTGCGTCTGCCCTAGCTTCTGCTTGAGCAATAGCTTCTTGTTCTGCTGCTGCTTTAGCCTCTGCTGCGGCCCTAGCTTCTTCTGCTTTTCTAGCTTCTTCCGCTAAACGTGCTGCTTCAGCTTCTGCCTCCATCTGGGCAGTAGTGTCTTCGGCAGTAGTGTCCTCCAAAATGTCCGTAGGTTGTGTAGTCGTAGGAGGCGTAGGCTCGCTTGTAGGGGCAGTAGTAGCTACAGGTGTAATTGGTGGAGCTACTGTAGGCTGTGGAGCTACTGCTGCTGCTGCTAATGCAGGGGCAAAGCTAGAGAACAAAGAGCTAGTAATTGACCCCGGTGCAGCAAATGTAGGCTGCGGTACAACAGGTGTTACCGTTGCGCTGGGGGCAGAAGGAGATACTACAGATGTTGCTGGTGCTGATGCTGCCCCACCTGATGCTCCACCACCACCTCCGGGCATTTGTGTTGGTCTAATAGGACGTTCTGTAATACGTTCAGGTTTAACTAAAGTCTCTAAATCTGCTTTAACAGTTGTTGTTCTTGCAGGAAACTGTTGAGTGGTTAGCTCCATGCCGCCGGGAGGAGTGGCTTGACTTTGAGAAAGTAGGTCTCCAGTTGTACCATATCTTTCTAAATTTTCTACTGTGCGTAAAGGATTCCCTGATAAAAAAGCCTCTTGAGTTGCAGATGCTAAGCCTAAATTAAGAAGGTCTGGCCTTCCTCTGGCTGCTAGATAAGCACCTACGTTAAAATCAGGACTGTTAAAAGTATCTAAACCCACCTCTTGAATTACTTGATCGTATAACTCATAAACAGGGCTTAAAGCATCAGCGACTTCCCCACCAGTTAGTGTACCAGTAACAGTGTCAACAACATCACGAGACACAGAAGTAGGGACAGTAGGGTCTCTAGGGTCAAAAGTTAACTCTGGAGCACTAGGGTCTATAGCGCCTGCTTGTCCTCCTTCGCGTAATCCTGAAATAGCATCGCCAGCGTAGGTTAAGCCGCCACTAATTAATCCTGCCTTTAGAGCATCCTCAAGGTCAGCACCCTGTATTCCTGCTGATGCTGCACTAGCAAGTGCGCTAGACAGTACGTTAGCTGTAGTTCCTGTAGCGCCTAAACCCCCTACTATATTACCTGCTACCGGCCCTAACATTGCTGATAATGCTAGCGAAGGTAAAATACTTGCGACAATATTGCCAATACTAGGATCTTTTACTTCTAGTGTTCTAATCTCACCAAAAGTAAACGGATCATAAAGATATGTAGATCCATCTTTAGTTTGTCTTATAGGGCTTACATCGTACTTAGCATACAAAGACTGTAGCATAGGGTCACGTTTGTAAGACTCTATTAGAGCATCTTCGTAGCTTAAGCCTTCTACTGTCTGTAGATAGGGTATTTGCTCAGACAGTATAGGCTCAACAAGAGAATGAAACTCCGCTAAGCGAGCTTTAGATGTGCCTGTGTGTGACTGTAGATTGCCTCCAAACCTGCCTAAATTTTGTTCAGCAGGTGTTATTTCATACCCATAGTAATTACTAAGGGCAGAAGCAATATCAGATGTATTTTGTAAATTAGCAATGCTTGAGTAAGCAGAAACAGCAGATTCCTGTGTTGTAGGTGCTCTAAAGTTTCTTAGGTAATCAGGAGCATCTACTTGAGAAAAATATGTGTTTTTATCAACACGTATTGTATCGGAAGCCTCAGGCCGACCAGCTATACCTGCTTCCCCGCCTACAATATCAAAGTCAGAAAGAATACCAGACTGAGTACGTAACGTATCTCTAAAAATATCATCGTAGTACCGGTCAACTAAATCAACATCATCAATGTCAAAGTAGTCAGCACCTGATGACAAAGCATTCTGGTAGCTATCTATAGCACTCCCTAAAAGTGCGTAGTCTTGAGATATTTGACTAACTGAAGGCGCAGAGGTAACTGTAGGTCTTGTACCACTAGTAATTCTTGGGCGTGGGGGCGCAAGGCCAACGGGTAGTTGACTAAGATCTATGTCAAAGTAAGACTCTGCCACTTACTTCTTACCCCAAGCAGATACGCTCTTAATGCCAAAGCTAGCAGCAATAGCAGCCGCTAAGAAACCTTTGTAGTAATCAGGCATAGAACTAAGAACAATAAAACCTTCTTGTACATAGGGCACCATACTAGGGATAAAAGCGCCTATTAGAGGTAGGCTAAGGATAATGGCGAACCACTCGTCCTTCCAAGAGGACTGTGAAGCAGCAGCTTGCTGAGTCTCCCAGTCTGCATCCGCTTCAATACGGCGCATCTTAGACTCATGTACTGCTTGTTTTTCAGAAGCTTTATTTTTAAGGAACGTACCGACTAAGTTAG